GTGTTGACGACTCCCGTCGATTTTTTGAGTGTAGCTCAACAAGGTAGTGGGTAATGGGCAGGCCAATCAACACCGTGGTCCGAGCGCAGATGGCGGCCACGGGTGTGCAGAGGCGCCAAGCCCAGAATCAATTAAAGAAGGCTGCACAAGCCACCGGCCGCCCATTGAAAGAGGTGGCCGGATCTGGATTAGATTGCGAGATCCTGCGGCTTGAATCCTTAGCCGCCACCCTGGGCGAAGGCGCCAAGGACGCCACCGGCCCAGAGCGCTCGGCTTTGATCGGTGACTACACCCGAGTGGTTGAGGCGTTAAGGCGCATGAAGTCAGACCGCCCAGATATAGACGAGGCCGAAGGTAAAATGATTCCGGTGGATGAAGCAGACAAGGTGCTAGCCCAAAGGGATAACGCCCTGATCCCGCTGCTTAAAGGTATGGCCAAAAGGTTGGCACCGATCTGCGCTAACCGTCCGGCCGCCGATGTTGAGACAGAGGTGGAAAATGAAGTGGGCCAGATCATGCGACAGGTTGAGGCGGCAATGTGACCAAGGCTCAAGAGGATCTGCGCAAACGCGCTAGAATCCGATGGCACTACGAACGACCGCCTGGGGTGATTGAGTGGGCGGAGAAAAACATCCAGCTCGATAGCCGACTGACCGCAAGGCCCGGACTCTACAGCACGACATGGACGCCTTACGTTAGGGGCGTACTAGAAGCACTGGCCGATCCTGGCGTGCACACTGTGACGCTTTGCTGGGGATCGCAAACGGGCAAGACGCTAACGCTGGCTATCTGGCTGGCTTATCGGATCGCCAACGATCCAGCGCCGGCTCTGCTGGTTATGCCTAACGCGGATCTGGCTAGATCATACAGCGAGACGCGACTGACCCCGATCTTTGAGAAGTGCAAGCCAGTAAAGCGACTTTTTCCGCGGGACATGGACGATTTTAAAATCTTAGAAATGCAATTTGCCACGATGACGCTTTCTCTGGTTGGCAGTAACAGTCCGGCCAATCTTAGTTCACGCCCGATTTGCTTAGCCGTTTTGGACGAGCTGGACTCTTTTGCTGCACCATCCGAAAAAGATGCGGCCGCCTACTCGCTAGCCTTAGAGCGGACTAAAGCGTTCCCGCAACGCAAGCACGTCCTAACCTCCACCCCGACGCTCAACACCGGCGACATCTGGATCAACTTTCAAGCAGGCACCCAAGAGACTTTCCACGTCCCTTGCCATGCGTGCGCAGAGTCTGCCCCGATGGAGTTTGGCCAGATCAAGTGGGACGAAACTGCAAGATCTGAGGACGGTAAGTGGGACATGAAGCGAGTCACGGAAACCGCCGCCTATCACTGCTCGAAGTGCGACGCTAAGTGGAGCGAGGGCAACCGTCGCAAATCGATCGAGCAAGGCAAGTGGGTAGCGGCCAACACCTCAGCCGAGGCAGGCCGGCGATCTTTCCGCCTGCCCAGCTGGTACTCGCCCACCATCACCATCGCCGACTGCGCTAAAAAGTTTCTTACTGAAAAACATTATCTCCACGGATTGCAGGGGTGGGTGAACGGTTGGAGCGCGATGCCTTGGGAGGATCAGTTTGACGATAACGAACTCACGACAATTCCACCCGGTGCTTTTGCTAAAAAACAAACTTGGGAAACCGACCACATCAAATTAGCGGCGATTGATCGACAGATCGACGAGTTTTGGTTTGTCGTTAGGGCGTTTTCTAGGGATGGATCGAGCCGACTAATTGAAGAAGGAAGGCGACGAACGATTGAGGATGTTGCACAAGCATTGTCCGAGCTGGGCGTGAAACCGATTCACACCTGCATTGATTCAGGATATGAAACGCAAGACACTTACCGATGCGCGGCTCGCTATGGGTGGTTAGCAATTAAAGGGGAGGAGCGGCAGTTTTTCTACGTTGAAGGCGCCGGCGGCCGATTCAAAAGCGTGCATAGCTCCGATCAACCGACAGACGCTGGGTGCCGCCTGCTCCTCCTTTCGTCGCCGTCGTGTCAGGATCTGCTTGCGTGGTTAAGGCGAGGGCAGGGGCCGCTGTGGGAAGTTGCTCACGACGTTAGCCCAGAATACCGCGAGCACATGGCCAGCCATCGCAAGGCTCATCGCATCAACCGAAAGACCGGCAAAGACGTATACGAATGGATCCGCGTAAAGGGCAGGCAGGATCATTTATACGATTGCGAGACCTACCTAGTCGGTCTGGCTGTTTACGGCAAAGTGATCACCGCAGAGGCCGCCATAGCACAGGACTCTAAACCATGATTGACACCACCCCAACGAAGTCGTGGATCGTGCTCTCCTTTTTTCCCTATGGATTCAAGCGTCTAAGAACGCTCAGGCGCTGGTCCTTGCCCTTGAAGCAATCGCCGCTGGCCAAGCCACCGTCTTTCAAAACGGCGGCCGCACCATGATCTCCGCATCCGTTGCGGGTAAATCGTTCAGCTACCAAGTCACCACCGGCATCACCCCAGTAGAGGTGGTTAAGGCAGCGTTAGAAGGATGGCGCCTTACCAACGGCAAAACCGACGCACAAGTCGCGGCAATCTTCACCGGCGATCAGTCCATGGTTTCTTACCCGCGTTTCCTAGAAAACGCCTTACCAGGCGGAGTCTAATATGGCCTTAGGATCAAAAATAATTAGCACTTGGAGCCGCATGCTCCGGGCCGTCGGCCCCGACACTCGCAAGCGTCGTTTTGTCGAAGCACAGCTAGCCGATACTAGGCTCGACGTCTCGGCCGCTTCGCGTCAGGCAGTTTCTAGTCTCGCCCGCTGGCTTTGTTACAATGACCCCACCATCCGTGGCGCGATCGATACCATCACTCGCAATACCATCGGCGCTGGCATCAAAGCTCAGAGTCGCACATCTGACGAAGGCTGGAACAACGACGCCGAGGCGTGGTTTGATATGTGGTCGGGCAGTTGCGACGTCAGAGGAATTTTAGATTGGAACACAATGCAACAGGTGGCCACTCGCACCATGTTACGGGATAACGAGATATTTGCCTTGCTGACAGATAACGGCGACGGCTGGCCTATGATCCAGCTAGTCGAAGGGCACCGCTGTGAAACGCCCGGCTATCTTTCAAACGAACCGAATGTTTTCGACGGAGTGCGCCTTAATAAAAATGGTCGCCCGCTCAGTTACTATGTCCGATCTGGAAATGACGGCGAAAAATTTACAGAAGTCCAGGCTAACGATCTCATCTTACTTGCCGAACGCGATCGAGCCGACGAAGTGCGCTCGATCAGTAAACTAGCATCCTGCATCAACACCTGCCTTGATCGCTCCGAAATTCTTGAGACAGAAATGCTTGCACTAAAAAGAGCAGGCCAGATCGGCCTTGCCTTAGAATCATCGAGCAACTCTGGCCCAGGCTTTTTTAATCCCACATCCACCGACGATTTTAATCTCACTACCGACAAGATATTTGGCGGCGGTGCCTTACTTAATGTTCCGATCGGTAAGGTATTGCGTGAGATTAAAAACGATCGGCCCAGCCAAAACCTCCAGACCCACATGGATCAGTATCTCAAAGCCATCGCGCAAACTCTCGGCCTGCCGTACGCGATGATGTGGGATCCGTCCACGCTCTCTGGACCAAACACTAGACTTATACTTGGCCAAGCCCAACGGCGTTTCGATGAAGTAGCCCAGACCGTCATTGTTCAGTTCATCTCTCGCGTGCGCAAGTGGGCACTAGCCAAGGCGATCAAGCGTGGAGATCTCACCCCGCCTAAAGGCGTGATGCAGTGGTGGGCAGCCGAGTATCACACGCCAGCAAAGGCCACCATAGACGCCGGCCGCGATAGTGCAGCTGACCGAGAAGACCTAAAGATGGGCCTGACGACGATGGCTCAGGTGTACGCCTCCCGCGGAGAGGATTATCAAACTGCTATTAACCAGAGAATCTCTGAATCTGTTTATATTCAAACCCAGTGTAAAGCCGCTGGAATTGAGACCACCGCAATTCAGATTTTGAATAACGCGCCAGTAGCGGCCCCAGCGATCAACGCCCCATCAGCTCCGGCCACTCAAGAGACAACCGTCACCCCAGCGCTAGAAGCGAGGGAAGTGGTCGTCCACCTGACGATGGCCGAGCCAGAGCCCGCGCCTATTCCTCAGCCAGTTGCAGAATCCGCCCCCGCACCGTCCACAGATACGTTCACCATGCGCGACGATGCCGACTTTACACTAACGAAGGCGGAGCAGGAAATGATCGTCTCAGCCCTTGGCATCGGTAAGTACCGCCCAAAAACTAAAAAGCGAAAGTAGTTGCTACGGCTTCCAAGGGGAGCAGGCTTGAGGGGTGAGCAGTAGGATACATTTTCATTCGTCCGATCGCGCCCCTTCCGAAGAAAATGAAGAAGTCGTGTTTTTTAAGGACCGCACCATCCGCGTAACTCAAAAAGCAATTCTCATTGGCTCACCCTATAACCAAGCGTTTGCCATACCTCAAGTTATCGGCGTGTCCTATTCCAAAGAAAAAGAAACCATCACTACCTTGTTTAGAATTATTATTGGAGGCTTTGCGTTGGTTTGTGGCATCGGTTTTATAGCAAATAAAAGTTACGCTCTAGGCGGTGTCCTGGCTGCCTTTGGCCTCTTTAAACTTAAAAAAGCACTGACCTTTGCTTGGTTTGTATCCCTGCAATTTAGTGGTCTTGGCAATCAAACGCTGATTATGAAATCAAGGCGGGATGCGGTTAAACTTTGTAACGCAATCACCCAAGCCATAAGCCATGTACCGCCACCCCCTCCATCTGGCGGTGAATCCGTCGCCTACCAGCCTTACTTTCCCAGCCCCGTAAATTCTCGCAACTAATTTGACACGCCATGCGCGGGCATGGCCTCAATCAAATTATTTCGTAAAGTAAGCGTAATCACCGCCGGACCCGCACTGGGTCATGGCATGGTCGTAGATGCCGACACCCTCGACCAAGTAGTCCAGGCCGGGAACGCCGCTGGCCAAGTTAAAGTCCTCAGCGACCACAGCTCCAGCATCTCCAACATCATCGGATACCTCGAAGACTTTGCCTTAGACGGCGGCCGCGTCCGCGCCGATCTCGTCCTCTTTGAATCGCACGACGGCTTTTCCTACTTCTCCGAGATCATTAGCACTCTGCCCACGCAAATCGGCTTCTCCATCAGCTTTGCCGGGATCCCCAGGGAAGCTAAGGACGGCACCGTCCTGGCGAACGTCACAAACTTGTATTCCGTCGATCTTGTTTTAAATCCCGCGGCCAATCCCACGGGAGTTTTTCGCGCTCAGGTTGACAGCGTCCAAACGCTTATGACCGATACAAAAGTTGAACAAGCGCCGGAGATCGTGACCGCGCCCGCGCCAGCGGCTCTGGAAACCAAATTGGCCGAGCCAACCATCACCGATCTTCTCGCCGTCATGAATCAGATTCTTGCAATCGTTTCCGTCGACGCTTCTAGCGATGTCGTCGAAGAGCCCGCCATGAGCGCCAAGCTCTCCGAACCCGAAGTCGCAGCCGAACCCGCCCCCGCGCCCGCCGCTGAGGTTGTGGCCGAAGCGACACCCGAACTTCCCGCCGTGGCCGAAGTAGCCGTTGAACTGGCCGAGGATCCTAAGATCGTCGCGCTGAACAACGAACTCAGCCGCTTAAAAATTGATCTCGAAGCTAGCCGAGGCACACAACCCCTCGAAATTGTGGCACCCACCCTTTCACGCGCTGACCTGCTTAAGCAGTTCAACGATGAAAAAAATCCCAGTCGTGCGGCTGTGATTTATCAAAAACTAAACCAGCTCGCACGATAACAAAGAAAGAAGGATAGACATATGGCAAACACACTCGCATCAGTCAGCAACGGAAAGTTAGTTTCCCAACGGGCGCTCAGCCTCTTGGTGGAGCAATTCCCTTTCCTCACGTCCGCCTACGCGGACTTCTCCGACGCTTCCGCTCGTAAGGGCGATATCGTCACCACCCACCTGATTACCGCGGCAACCGCGGTGGCCTACAGCACTGCAAACGGATACGTCGCGGGAGACCGCACGCAGACCGATTGCATCGTGTCGCTGGATAACTTGATCCACAGCACTGTGGCGATCAATGATTCCGAAGCAGCCAGCTCCTCGATCAACTTGATTGAGCGTTTCGCCGCTTCCGCCGCACACGCGATCGGAAAATCCATGGTGGACACCTTGCTCGGCACAATCAGCGCAGCGTCCTATACCTCCACAATGACCGTGGCGGCCGACGTTCTCAGCTACCGCTCCATCGTTTCGATGGGTGTGGTGCTCGACGGAAACAAAGTGCCTAGCGGCAGCCGCTACGCAATCGTGTCTCCGAATAACAAAGCCAGCCTGCTCAACGACACATCGATTGTGGCTAACGCCCAGATCCAAGGTGATACGGTTCGCACTGGATCAGTTGGAATCGTAAACGGCATCGAAGTGTTCAGCTACCCTTCGCTCCCTTCCGCGATCAGCAAAGGCTTCGCGGCTCAACAGGAAGCGCTCCTGGTGGCGGCGCGTCTGCCCGAAGTTCCTTCGGACTACCCCGGCTCCATCGAAAACGTAACGGAACCCGTCAGCGGCCTCAGCCTGCAGATGCGCGAGTTCTACAATCCTACGCTCGGAACGCGTAATCGGTCCTACATCTTGCTCTTCGGATGCGGACGTGGATCGACAGCCTCGCTCGTTCGGTTGGTCTAAGTCACAGATTCATCTGGGTTGCCCAGCGCATCGGGGGGTGCGCTGGGCTTTCCCAACTCAAAAAATATGAATACCCCCCTTATTTCTTTAGCTTTAATCGTCGGCCCCAACGAAGGGGAACTCGTCGCCCGTTTAATTAAGTCCTGTGCAGGTCTATGGGACGAAGTCGTCGTCGTCTCCGCTTGTGGTAAAAATGATGCGCAGAGTGTGCGTATTTGCGCTCAGGAGGCCGCTGGCGAGGCTTTAGTCTGGGGCGAGTACCAGAACGCACCCGAGCACGCTGACTGGCCTCATATCGACAATTTCGCCGCCGCCAGAAACAAAGCCTTCAACCTAGCCACAGGGAAGTACGTCGTCTGGTTCGATGCGGACGACCTGCTGGATCCCGGCCAGGCTAAACTACACCGCGACGCCGTCCTCGTCCGTGAACAAGCCAAAGAAGGCTGGGAAATTTTAGTCACCCGGTACGACGTCCAGAATAGCGGGATGCGGGATAACCGCCGGGAACGTATCTTTCGGCGCCAGCCCGACGGCACTCTGCCAGCCATCTGGGAACGAGCCGTCCATGAACGAGTCAAACCCGTCCCTGGCATGGGCGTCGGCCTAGCCGATCACCTCGTCGTCATTCACGCACCTAACACCTGTAAGAAAAATTCTAGCGATCGCAACAAACGGATCCTCGGCACCCTCTTACAACATACCGGGATGAATCTTTATTACTTAGCCCAAGAGGGATATCTGCGCGGCCTTTATCAAGAGAGCATCGGCCCCACACTCCTCGGCCTTGAGCATCCAGATCTAGGCGAGACGGAACGCTACCAGCTTTTCTGCATGGCTGGCGTCATGTGCGCGGATCACGTTAAAAAGCGCAAGTACCTCGGCATGGGCATCGCCCGTTGCCCCACCCGTCGCGAAGCCTACGGCCACCTCGCCACACTTCTCATCGACGAGGGTAACTTCTCCGAAGCCGTCCGCCTGCTCAATATGGTCGAGACGTTACCGCGTCCCCCAGGCGTTATCTGGAATCTGGACGCCAAGTGGTACGGCCACCTACCCAAGCTACTCATCGAGCAGTGCCTGCGAGCCGTCGGCCAGACCGCGGATGCGGATCGTTGCCTACGGGAAAACTTCCGCGGGAACTGGGGCCAAATCACCATCGTGTTCAACGGCCCATTCCAAGACGCTTTCCGCCTACAGAAATTCTTTATGGATACGTCGGACAATCCGGCCGCCATCCAGTACCTCTTTATTACCGATCCCGGCACTGAGATCGCGGGCAAACGGATCCACATCGTTAAGGATGCAGAAGAGGCCACCGCCGCAGCTCTCGGCCGGATCCTGCTCTTTGTAAAATGTGATAAGGACACCGCCTGCCCACCACTGCGCTGGGATGTAGATCTTATTAGCCAGGGCACCATCCCAGCCGCGGCCGTCCGCCTACCCGATCCTATAGATCGCCCAGGCAAAATAGTCGTCGGACTTACCACAACCCCCACGCGGATTGGAAAGATCCTGCCTACCATCCAGAGTCTCTTGGCACAGTCACGCCCAGCCGATCGCATCATCCTTTCCGTACCAGAAAAACTCGCCCGCACAGGCGAACGCTTTGGGGATATCCCCGCCGAGCTCTTAGCTCTAGCGGATTCTGGTAAATTAGAAATTAACCGAACCCTAGACCACGGCCCCGCCACCAAGTTTATCGGTGCGATGGCGGCCGAGCAGGATCCCACCGCCCAGATCGTCTGGTGCGATGACGATATCCTCTACGGTCCCACGATGTTGCAGGTCCTCGCCGACGAACAAAACAAAACGCAAAAAGCGGCGCTAGGGATCTGTGGCTTTTTTATGACAGGCTCCACGGGCTACGCCATCGCACCCGACCACCTCGGCCACGCCGAGATCCTCGAGGGCTTTGCTGGCGTCATCTGTCGGCGCTCGGATATGCCCAGCGCAGATCTCTGGCCTGCGATGAGTCCCAAGGAGTTTGCTAACCTCGACGCGGTCGGCCGTGCCCACTTCCTTGCGGACGATTTTGTTATGAGTAAGGCGCTACAAAAAAACGGAATCAAAACACTTGTTTGCAACACGCCGGACTTTTCGCGCTCCGGCGGCATCCGCATCCGTCCAGAAGGGTTGGGCGCCGATGCCCTGCAAAATAATAAAGCCACCGGGGGCAATCTGGCGGCGTACGCCTTGCTCAAGGGATGAACAAGACCATCACACTTTCTGGCTACAACAGGCCGGACTACTTTGCCACCACCCTAAAAGCACTGGCCAAGTGCGAGGGGATTAGTGAGTACGACGTCGTCGTCGTTCTCGATCCATCAGATAAAACTCCAGAGATTGCAGAATTTTGTAAAGGGCAGGGAGTGCAGGCCATGGTCATGCTCGATCGTCTAGGATGCGGCGCCATGATCCGCTACTGCATGGCGCTGGGCTTTCGGGTTAGCGATTACCACATACACCTCGAGGACGATACCGTGCCCAGCCCAGACTTTTTGCGATGGATGGAGTGGGGCCGGACACACGCCCCAAAGCAAACGCTCACCATTTCCGCCTACAACCAACACGGAGCCGATGCAGATCCCAGCGTTGCAGGATTCCGCCACTGGTTTACCCCTTGGGGCTGGGCTACGTGGAAAAGCGCATGGGAAAAATATCTGTTACCTAACTGGGACAGCTCTTTTTGGGATGGTGGCGTCCAGAGCGTACGCGAGAGCATGGGCAACGGGGAGATCTTCCCCAGGGTAAGTCGCATCCAGAATATCGGCGCCACTCGCGGTGCCTTTTGTCCTAGCCCAGAGTTTCACCAGGAGAATCATCACGCCACCCGCGTGGCCACAGAATTAGATAAAAAAACAAAATGGATCCTCACTTAGCTATGACCATTGAACACGGAAGGGTGTGCGATGAAAACCCATCTATCCACTGGGCACACATGCCTGTGGATAGTCAAAGCAGAGTCTTAGATCTGGGCTGTGCCTTTTGGGACGAGCCACTACGGGCGGATCGTCTTGGCACCCCATATTTTTATCTAGGACAAAACCCTGCCTTTTACCTGGGGATCGATCAAAATCAATCGGACATCGCCCTGCTTACTCAGGAACTAGGCGATCATTTTATACAGGCATCGATCAGCAGCTTAGATCAGATCTATAACTGGATTACCTCTAATTCAATCACTCACATAAAAAGTGATATTGAGGGAGCTGAGGAACATCTAGCCGCCATAGAAAATTTACTGCCTACCCTTCAGGTCGTAGCTATCGAGACACACGGTAACGCCACCCATCGCAAAATATGCGACTGGATAAACAGACAGGCCATGACCATCTACCGCATCGACCAGCAGGGCGACTGCACCGACGTGTTTATTGTCTACGCCAGAAAACTTTCGGCCTAATTTCTCACGCCGTTGGAGTAGCTAAACTGGGAGAACAGTTTGTTATTTACGATCACCGTCACGGGTCCGTCTAGCACTCCATCCAGATAAGTCATCTCCGCTCGCCAGTTGCCCTCCGCTACAAAAGCCACCCCAGAAAACGGCTTTCCCTTCAGACACCACTTTCCGTCGTCTAGGCTTAGCCGCTTTTCACTCACCGCATCAGCCCCCAGCGCCACGCTACAAATTAAAACAAAAATAAAAAACCACTTGGCCATCTGCTAAATTTATAGGCCAGCAGGAGGAGAGCAAGTTTTGACATAAGGGCTACGACGTGACCGAACTCCAAACTCTCATGACTACTGGGCTGGCCGATATGATCTCCGCCATACCCACCACCGCCACAATCTCGGGAGTAGCCGTTCAGGGCGTTTACAGTCCCAACGAGCAGACAGGCCAGCTTGGTTACGGGGGAATGATAGATCCCCAAGGAAGCGAATTTGTTTACGTTAGCGCTGGCGTCACCACGCCCAGCCTGCTCAGCGTGATCACAGTAGCGGGGATTCGCAAGCGGGTGGCCGGAATCAATAGCGACAGCGGAACTACCAGCCTCATGCTTTCCACCCCAGAGGACGTCAGAAAATGAGCCTCCGCCTAGACTTTGAGAGTGCTCTGACAAGTTACCTAACCACCGTCAGCCCGTCCAAACCCTATGGCTTAAACATTCAGGCAGGGCATCGCATCGACGATTTACAGGTGCCAGCTCTAATTATTCATGCGGAATCGGCTGAGCCAATTTCCGATGGTAACCCAGGGGCAGACAGAAAGATCAGAATCGATGCCACCGTGATTACCCCCGTACAAGAAACAGGAACTACTGTTAGCCACTCCGCTTTCTACCTTTGGGCCTGCGAAAGGCTTAGGAACAACTCGGCAATCTGTTCAGCGGTTACCTCAGGGATGACTGTTTATGGCTCCTACATAGCTGACGAAAAAAGCTCTGGAAACGAGCAAGCCATGGGAGACACAGTTTCGGCCTTCTTTTTTGTCACACGCTGATTGACACGGGAATTTATCGAGTATGGCATACACCTACGGAACAACCGCTAGCTCTAACGTCTCAGAGTCAGTAGTAACCACCAACGAACTCGCTCCCATAGTAGGGGCCGCGGGCACGGTAGTTACTGTTTTTCAAAAATACGCAAGAGGCGAGGCAAGTACGGAAACGGTTGGTTCTGCATCCCTGCCTACTCTCTTTACTGGATCAATGGGATCTTCGGCCAGAATCATTTCCTACGAATATAGGGAAAGCCCAGTGGAGCCCAATAGGCTCACAACTAACACAACCCAACTGACAACAATATCATAGTATGGCATTTTCAGGAACAGTATCAGGATTGGCTCTAACCAACGTGTCCATTAGCGGATCTGTTGATACGTCGATTGTCGAGTCAGGAACCGCTAACACGGTTCCAGTTGTTGCTGAGGCATACAACAAAAAACTAGATATTAGCGTTGAAGGGATTGACGATGGTTTTACCCCTAGCGCATCGGTAACCTACAAGGGGAAAACATTTCTAGTCACTAGCACAGAAACTAAGCGTACCGCAGGAGACGTTAAGAAGGTCTCACTGCGTGGCACCGCCTACGATTACGCTGCTTAAAACAGATTGTTACTCTGGGGCATAGATTATGTCCCTTGATCTAAAGTTTGCTGAAAGTGTTCTTAATTTAGAGCACCGCGTCTTGGGTAAAAGATTAAGGCCGTTTTCCCTATGGCATGCGCTTCTTCTTGAGGCCATCGAGTCGCCCATCTGGCTAGGCAGAGGGATGCTTACACTTCCTGATCTCCATTCTGCCGTTGCCATCTGCTCTAACGAGTGGCCTAAATTTACGCTTAAGGCCGATACATTTACGATTTTGCGAAACACGTTTCTACGTGGCGAGCGACTTGAAAGAGAATCCAAAAAACTCGTGGCGTATTTTAACGACTACAACTCCGTTCCAATGCTCTGGACGGCAGATAAGACAGAAAAGAAAGAAGCTCCAAAATGTGCTCTGCCTATGGCCCTTGATCTTGTCGCCTGGCTTGTTCGTCACGGCTTTGGAGAGGCTAGGTCGTGGAATATGCCGATCGGCTTAGCCCACTGGTACTACATCGCGTGTGCCAAGCAGAGGGGCTCAGAGATCGATCTAGTTAGCCCAGAAGAGCAGTTGGTGATTGATCGGGTGAAGGCTGGAAAAAAATGAGCCAGCAACCAGTTTACATGCGGGTCGATGATTTGCGTCTTCGACAAGCGCTGAAACAGTGGATGGCGCTAAAAGGAAAAAACGTTTCGGATGCTCTAAAAAAAGCGACTCGTCTGATTTCCGTAAATCTTGCCTATCAGACGCAACCATTTGGAGACGAACAAGGATTTCAGCAGGGCAAGTCTGCCATCGCTAGGGATCTTAATTATATCTTTGTGACGCTTAACGCACAGAGCATGGCCTACTTTCAAGAGGTCATGGGTGGGACTAATCGGCGTCTTACGTTGCGAAAAAAGGACGGCACGGTCTTTATTACTGATACGGATACCTACATGACCAAGGGCCAGATGAAGGCATTTCATCAAACTATGCGAACACCCGGCCGTGGCAACGTGAAGAACGCAAACTCAAAGCGCCAGACTAAGGACATCGGCCGTCATGATGAACGCCCGCGGGGTGTGGTTTCTCAAACCGATCTGGCCACCTACAAGCAGGCGGTCTGGAAGAAGTCAGGAATAGCCAAGGGTGGCTGGGCCGCCTGCGCCAAACTTTTGGGTGGATCTAGGGGCATACCTCAGTGGGTTACACGACATGCAGGGAAGCGGGCAGGAGGGATCGTGAACGATCAAAGCATGCGAGATAAGGATCCTCGCATCACACTCACAAATACAGTGCCTTGGGTTTCCAAGGTTTTATCGCCAGGACAGGGCCAGCGTGCCCTTGACATCGCAAGATACAAGATTGTGAAAGAGATCGACACGGCAATTAAATACTCCTCAAAAATCGCAGGCTTTAAATGAGTGAAGTCAAGGTATCGGTAGGACTTGAGACAACCGCGTTTGAAACTGGATTTGCTAGGCTACAGAACTCGGCCGCTCGATTTAAACATGAGTTAATGACTGGGCTTGCGGGGGTTTTTGGTCTTGAGCGATTGGCAGCAGGCTTTGAGGGTGCCATTAGCAAGGCGTCTCGCCTTGTGGAAGTTTCTAAGAGATTTGGGATTCCGGCAGACGAATTACAAAGGATGGCAAACGCCGCTCAGTTATCTGGGGTAGATATGGAAACTCTGGCGCGATCCATGCAGCTCATGGAGGCAAACGCACAAAAAGCGTTTAACGGTACTGGAGAAGAGGCGGCAAAGATGCGGGAAGAGTTTGCTGCAATCGGAGTCTCTGGAAACGACCTAGTAAAAATGACACCCACAGAAAAGCTCATGAAATTTGCAGATGCTCTGCATAGCGGTGCATTAGCAGGAAGGGATTTCGCGCTAGCAAAGGATCTAATGAGCCGTGGCGGCCCTGGCATGTTGTCCTTCTTGGGGCAGGGGTCTGCATCTATACGGGAAGAGGCCGACAGTATGCGAGTTATGTCGACTGAGGTATCTGGAGCGCTTAAAGGACTAGAAGACGAATTTATTAGAATTAAGAGCAATATCGTAGATTTGTTTGCAGATATCGCAGCTAAATTTGGCACCCCTATGCTTCGCCTTTTCGCACAGCTTCAAGCGGTCGCATATGAATTTGGAGGCCAGATTACTGATTTGCTGGCTGGCAACGTAAAGGAGTTAATGATGAATGGGCCGGGAAACCTGATTAATGCGTTTAAAGCGGGTGGATTAGAGTTTGATCATCGAATGGCTATAGCGGCGAAACCCGGAGCACGGGCTATGGCCGATGAGGGATTTATGCCAGCTGCGATTAAAAATAACGACAACAAGATGACTGTTCTTGCGGACGCATTACAGAAAGTCGGAGGAGGCGGGCAATTTGCGAGAATAGGCGGGCAAGATTACAGCCGAGATATTTTAGGCGGCCTATCTTCGGGCAAGTTTAGGGTCAAGGCCGAGATCATTGACGGAATACCAGGATTTGGAGCATCTAAAGGAGCACAATAATGGCATACTACGAACAGCCCGGCCGCACGACTTCTACTGATAAAGACGGGAAACAGTCGACGACGATTGTTTACGTCGGAACAGAGGAAGCGCCCCAGCCGGTAGGCCTCAGCGGGACAGTAAAATCTAAATCAGTCACAAAATCAGAAGCTGGTCAAATCCGCACCCAGTATCAAATTGAACTAGATTCAGCAGGTCAAGCGCCCACAGCAGGCCCGCTATCTGGCGGCACTTCCTATGAATATATTTCAACCGTCCGCACCGTCCCGATTGAGGCCCACCCAAACTTTGGCGGATCGCAAATCTCTAGGGGTGGATTTATTAAGCCGGAAGATATAAAGCTAATCAAAGACACCGTTCAAACCCCTGGCAAAACTTTTGAAGATATTACAGACCAACTTATATCTGGACAAACTTCAAAGTGCAGAAGCTTGTATGGTTACCTCGCGGCAGGAATTGAATCTTACTACGTCCCGTCAATGGTTGTTCGTAAAACCTATCAAGCATCCTCGCCTCCAGCGGGCGGTAAAATCGGAAAAATAGCATCCCCAGGTGGCACTGTTTCAGGCACGCCAGCTGGAGCAACATTTCTGCTTATCAGTGTATCAGCCAGAGGAACGACAGGATCTTACACCATCACAGAAGAGTACGAAATGAGCGGGCAAGGCGGCTGGGATACGTTTCTCTACGGCCCTTGATCCTTTGACACCCTAACCGCTTACAAATCTATGCCTCATTTCTACGTAGACCTCGACAATAATAAGCTGATCACGGGATCCTCCAGCACACAAATTGCGGCTACGCCCAGCCTGTACCAGGGAGACAAGCCAACCTTAGAGCTAGAGCTGATCACAAGAGCTTCAGGAAGCATGGCGCAGTACACATCCGCCGCCAGTGCCGTGAACGTACGCATCGGAGCGCTAGGATCGGCCAGCGTCGCCTCCGTACTCAGCCTTTCTGTTGTTACGTTGTCCGCCTCCGCTACGGCCACCGTCGGCATCACTAGCCCAGTCACGGCCACTGCGCTGGCCACCATGCTGGGATCAATTACAGCTACGGCCACGGCGGGCATGAATAGTCCTGTCACTGGATCCATCACCGCAAACTTTAGCCAAGTGCAGTTGCCGTCTGTTGTGCCCGTGCTTAAGAGTAACCAGCTTGTCGCCCTAGAGGTACCTACATGCGGGAATTACTTTACTACCGTCCCCTGCGTTTTTGCGTCTGAGCCTGATATTTTTTCAAAAGATCCGTTTTACGTGCTGGTCAATGGAACAAACGAGGCAAAGAACGAGGCCATATACACCCAACAATCAACCGACAACTGGCCAGAGGTTATGTCTTTGTATGCTACATACTCCGCCGCCGCGGGATATGAATCAGGCGGGCACTCGGGGTCTGCGCAAGTATCAAACCAGCTGGGCACGATAGCCACTTTTGCTTCGTCGGTTGTCAGCGGAGGCTTTGCATCGAGCGTCACCCTTCTTGGAGTTTCACCCATAGTTGGATCGGTCACAGTGGCCATGGCCAGCATTGGTAACGGATCCGCAGTCCTCACTGGGCATGTGAATATTAGAAACCCGGCTAACCGCGCCCAGCTTACCCCTCAGCTAACTAATGGGGCGCTTACTATTCAAGTACAGAGCACTGGCAGTAATTATTCGGACAGCCCGGATATTTTTGTCGTTCCCGATCCTAGCGACTACACCTTAGGCGCCTACAAGACCGCCACCTCCGCATCCATTTCCGGCCGCACCACCGTAGTCACCAGCACCGCCCACGGGCTTGCCGCTGGCAGCCTAATTTATGTAGAGGCTTTGGATTATGTAGATAGCTACACTGGATTTAAGAGCTTCGGGGTAAAGGGAGTATGGCCCTTGGTTTCCGTCACTAGTAACTCCTTTTTGTTTAGAATCGATAAGTTTGCCTGCCCGCCGTCCTCATCCGTTTCCCTTGCTACTGTCGGAGCCAAAATCTATCCGTTAACTTTTACCAGGACGTTTTCATCCGCCTCTGTCGCTTGCGCTGGATCGGGCTACGCCGCCGGCAGTGCCATTCCTTTTGCCATTAATTCAGATTCATGCGGTGGCGATGCAGCGTCTGGCGTTGTCTCTGTTTCAAATACTGGACAACTTTCCAGCATCACCGTCGTTTGCAGTGGTAGCGGATTTACTACCACCTCCACCGTAGTCAGTCTGACCAGCTATAAATCCATTTCCGGCATCACCGCTACATGTGCTGGAGCGGGCTACTGGGAAACAGCGCCAGAAGTAACCATAGATTCTTTTAACTACCTTTCCACGGCCCCTGGCGCTACGCCTGCGGTCATATCTGCCGGACTTAATGGTGATGGATCTGTTTCACTGTCTTTAGTCTCGGCTGGATACGGCTACACGGGCACTCCCTCGATCAGCATTTCAGCGCCCAATAGCGGAAACGGGATCAGGACTGTAGCCGTCGTCACCTCGGGAGTTGGTTATTCTGACGGCACATTCTCCTGCGCTGTCTCCGCCGCCCCAGCGGGGGGATCGACCGCTATCGTAAATTTTGTAAAAGCCGGGACTAGCCAGAGCTTTAGCGTTGTTAATTCTGGTCGTGGCTACACCAGCGTCCCCGGAGTAGTGGTGACCAAACCTGATCTGGGCGGTCAAATCTCCGCGTTTACCGTTACCTGTAAGGGATTGGGATATCTGGTCGCCCCAGTCGTCACACTTACTGGCGGAGGTGGAACAGGAGCGGCAGCCGAGGCCACCATTGAAAACGGATCTATTACCACCATCTCAATCACCACAGGAGGCGTTGGCTACACATCTGCTCCGGCCGCCACGCTTGATTCTGCTCCATCCTCTGTTTACTACAAAAAGCAGATCGATCTCTCCACCGCATCCGTAACCACACTACTGGCCGGGAACAGCTCAGCCTCCGCCTATCTTCAGATAGAGGAAAAGACCGGGACAGATACCACCGTGCTCGCTCAAGTTCCCATTACTATCCAAGCACGGATCAGCTAGGCCGCCATGGCCAGTGAAAAGTCCGACAGCTTTCAGTGCGGAGCATTTGAGGTAGCCAGCAATCCCAACGTCACACAATTTGTCGATAAGCTGAACAAGCTGCGGGAGGCCATAGACCAGTGCAGGATTCAGCCAGGCGTGGGCTACACCCTCACGCGATCAAGCGGCGGCACGTCTCTAACCATTAAAACTGGTTCAGGATCTTCCAGCCCAGAGGATCTCTACCCGTTCAAAATCAAGATCAGGCAAAAAGATAAAAAATATCAGTTCTTTGTCATTCAGGGCTCAGTCGGGAATAACGACACCCTTGTTTCAAATCAGGAAAAGTGGGTTGATTTTGAGGCTCCTGCACGAATTTATCTTGAGGCAACTGTTAGCGATTTAAAAATTACCAGTTGTTTGTTAAAAGCTATTGCCCCAGACCAAACCTTAGAGCTTGTAACCATTTCTGGCGGTAAGCAGATCCAATCGAGGATTACCATCGGGCTCTTTATTGACCCATCTAATGCAAAAAACTTTCAGATTGTACAAAACGTGCGAACAAACCTTCTGCCAGTAACAATCTGCTCGGACGGATATCCTGCCATCTTTCTGCGCCAAGAACCTACCACAACATGATTTACGCGCCCACCTGTCACGCCTTAAAAACAGATCAAAAAACCAACATAAAGCTAGGCGACTATTTCCAATGGAAAGAGCGTTCTTTGTTTGATTTTGCAGTCGCGTTTGAGGGTGAAAATAAAACAATGAATCAGTATGGCCCCGAGGAGGGCGACAAAATTCCCACAACCATTACTTATGAATTTAAATCTTCCGACGTAATTAACGATGGACGTGAAAACAAATTCCCAAAAACTAAACCCAAAGGAACTTATGAGATAGAGACTTCTGCATCTTTTAATCCAGCCGGGAAGTACGGCAAGATTCAAGATTCAGACCTAATTAGGATTAAGCATAATCCTTGCTTTGACTGTAGTTTTACCGCTTGGGTTAATTTACGTAAGCGAACTAAAAACCTTATTTTCACGGCTATAGATGATGATACGCCCCCAACAGGCGATGCAACTTATGAAGAATTTGAAATTATTAGCGGCCCAGATTTTCTTTCTGCAGATCCACAAGATCAGGATCCTTTAATAGGTTTTCTAGTAAACGCTCTTCAGCGTGTTGTGGCTACGTTTACAATAAAAATTCATTCTGGATTTATTGATCCAAAAACTAAGGAGCTGGGCAAGGTTCTTACTTTTACCGGATTTAACGAAACAGAGAACAGTCCAAACGCCACCCTTAGGGTAGGTAGTACTGCATATAACGGCACCGTGGCGGGCCTTGAGAGCGGAATTAAGGCGCAAATCAACTGGTTGCCTAACAATAAACGCCCTGCTTGACATGCGGTTAACGTAATCCATGTCCGCCTCCTACAACATAACCATAGAGCAGGGGACAGACTTCTCCCGCACCCTCTTTTTAACCACCGATACCTCCACCCCCATTAACATCGCGGGCCGTACGTTCTCCGCCCAGATTCGCCAGATGCCTGGTGGCACCGTAGCCACCGCCTTTACCTGCACCGTGACCAGCGCGGCCGGGGGCCAGCTGACCATGGCACTATCCGCGGCCGCCACCCTCGTCGTCCCTACTAGCGGGGGAAAGTACGATCTACTGATGAATAATTCTGGTACCTACACCCGGCTACTCGAAGGCGTAGTGACATTATCTCCTAGAATAACCGTCCCTTAAGGAAAATATATGGCCGACATCTACCTAGCCGTTAGCGAAACACCCACCGTAGTCACTCTGACCAGCGCCGTGATTAACAGCGCCGTGGCCAGCTCCGTCACCGTGATGAACACCGTCACCGTGGCGCTCGATGCCAATAGCCTGTCCGCCCTGGAGAACGTTACTGTGACCGTCGGCGCGGCCATTACCGGGACAGTCACTGTGGGAAACTCTTTAACCGTCAGCTCCCTCCCCGCCATCTCTGGCACGGTAACGGCGAATGTTCCAAACATACAAGTATGTACTCAAGGGGTTTTTGCTCAAACTAGTGCAATTCAAACAGCCATAGGAGTAATAAACACCAATAATAACTCGCAAGTGCTTGCTGTTTGGGGCAGTGAAGTTGTAGAAGAAGAAGGAATTTCGGCATTTGTTCAAGTTAGAAATCAAATCTCTGGCACAGTCACCATCGGCTCTGCCCTCCCCGCTGGCACAAACCGCATCGGCGTGGTGACGATTGGGGCAGGAACGGTAACAATAGGAGCAGGGACGGCACAGATAGGCTCAGTCACCGCATCGATCTCCTCCTTCGCCACCAGCGTCACAGCAAGGCTAATTAACCCCGCTGGCACAGCCGTCACTTATGCCGAGGTGGGGACGGCGGGTAGCCCCTCGATTGATGTGCTGTCCATCCAAGGCGTGACGAGTGGGACGGCCATTGCGATAAGCGGGACAGTCACCGCCAACTCATCTAACGGCTCTCTAACGACAAGATTTGGCTCTGTCACTACTGCGAACACGGCTTTTGCGACATCTGCCGTAACGAACTCAAATAGAAAATATCTCTTAATTCAGAATGTAACTACTGCTTCAAATGTAATCACAGTCGGGATTGGATTTACACCCACCACCACCCAAGGCATCCAGCTTTCCTCTGGGGCAGGGCTGACCTTTGAGGGTAGTTATATCCCTACTGGTGCGGTTAATTTATTATCCAGCGTAACAGCTTCTTGCTTCACCATATTGGAGGCGTAGTGGGCTTCTTTGCTTCCAGCGGAATTCTAAATCGCAGGGGCTTCTTTGGTGGAGTTTTTGCCCCATCCAACATCGCTGGCCTACAACTCTGGCTAGACGCTACGATTGGATTATTTGATACCTCTACTGGCGGTAATAAAGTAACTACAAATGGCTCTTCCATAGCAAGGTGGGAAGACCAAAGCGGAAACGCGAATCACGCCATACAGGTAAATGCTGTAAATCAATTTGTTCTACAAACTCTTGGTAAAAATAACAAGAATACGGTTAAGTCTGATGGAAATTATAGGTTCATGAATGTAAATCAAATAACAAGCCTTGGCACATTCTTCATCGTTTTAAAGCAAACCACCTACAAAGACTTCGGTGTTGTTCTAAACTCTACAACCAACTTTGGGTTTCATAGTAATTCTAATGGAAACTATATGTATCCGTCAGATTTTATTTCAAATGAAAATTTGAATGGATCTTCTGTTACCGTTCCAGTTTATCCGAGCGCATTAAAGCTGTTTGATGGGGTTTTTAAGGTTTTTGACGGCGATACAACAGGGTGGAATTTGAAAACAATATCTTCGGAATTTCAGTCACCAAATGGAGAGTATGCGGAAATCGTTGTTTACAATTCAAACCTAACAAGCTCACAAAAAAATCTAGTACGAAATTACTTAAACTCAAAGTGGGCACTTTACTAATGCCCCTCCTCCTCATCACTCCATGAGCATCCTAATTAAGCCAGCTTACGATGCGGATGCCTCTGCCTATTTTACTACGGCTGGCGTGACTAACACAGCTGGACGGCAACAGATTTCTCGTTTTGTTACAGGCGTAAAAGACCTCGGCCTTTACAGCAGTATGGTCTGCTGGCCTCTTTGCTCAACGCAGAACGCTGGAACTGGAGCGACTGCGTATAGTTTGGGCGGGTTGGGGTCATATGATGGAACCCTAGCTAATAGTCCAGCTTGGGGGACAGACGGAGTTACATTTTCCCCAGCAAATTCTTGTCTGCAATTTTCATATTATCTACCAACAGGCTCTCACACAATTTTTGCAGTTGGCCTTAATAACACTACAATTACTAGTTCTATAGTTTTTAGGGTGTCCAATGGTGCTAATAATTTTCATTTCTGGCAAAGAAGAAGCGGAGCGTCTGCTACTGTTTTTTCTCCAAATACAGATTTAAGTGGATTTATTAACGGAGCGATTACAAATACAGCAATCGCAAATGTCTATAATTCATTTGCGGCAACCACCTCAAGGACTTTTGCAACTGGCACAAGTCATGGTGGCCCTGCATTTTTCGGCGATCTTGCCAATAGTGCACAATGGGGCAGCGTTGGTTCTTTTGCCGCAGTTTTTAACACTACACTAACAACGGCACAAATACTGGCTCTTCATAACCTATTAAAAACAACACTTTGCCAAGGGCTAGGATTAACCTAATGCCCCTCCTCCTCCTCGCCCTCTTCCTCTGCTCTTGTAGTCCTAAGCACACAGATAACAACGCCCTGCCGAATTACGAGATGATGCAAGCCGCCGAGGATGCGGGGAAAACCCCCAGCCTTAAATAAGGCGCTTTTTTATCAAAGGCCATGACGATCGCCAATGATGAGAACCGCGGCCCCGGCTGGCGCGAGTTTTGGCAAAGCCTAAAATGGCTAGAGGCGGAAGGCTACATCGAGCTCTTCTACGACGATAACGGGGAAGAAACCGTAAGGATCGCGGAAGGGGCAGAGGGCTACACCCTATGAGCACCGACCAAGTAGTCGAACTATCGGAGCGTCTTTCCTTAGTCCGCGAATCAATCGCCCGGATTGAGACTCGTCAGACTGTAATTTTGGATATGATCGAGCGCTCTCAATCTAGCCTGGGCGAGTACCACGGCAGATTACGGGAAATGGAAAACTCCGCCCACTCCCTCCGCACTAAGATATGGCTGATCTCCGTCTGCGCTGGGGCCGTCTGCTCGATGGTGTGGGAGTTGATCAAGCGCCGGATGGGGCTTTGACACTACGTCCGCTTGCATGGACATATTAAACAACATACTGAACAACTGGCAGGCGTATCTGGGTGCACTCTCGGCCGTGCTAGTGGCGGCGATCGCGGTGGCGGCCATGGTCCCAGGGGACGAGCCGGAAGCCACCCTGCAAAAAATCGTCGATTTCATCGCACGCTTCTCCGCAAAAAAGTAAAAGCAGATGATCACCGGGATCCTAGCGTTGCTGGGGACGGTGGCGGGAATTGTCCTGTGGATCATGAAACGGCGCACCCCGCTCCAGCGCGACTACGAACAGATCGAGATCGATCGCTTAAAAAGGAACCGTGATATTGATTCGTGGTGGTCTAATCGTCCTCCTAACGCTTAGTGCGCTTTCCTCCTGTGCGACTCTCCCGCGCACAGAAGGCCCGCCACCGACGCCGGACACGATCACCGACCTCATCATGCGGTGGGACGCTATCGAACGCCGTGTCGGTCATTGTAATAAAGAATATCGGGATCAGTACGTCCAGGCGCTTAAGGCGCTTTCTGATAGCTTGGCGGAAACTGCAAAATCCAACGCCAGGGAAGGACGATGACCACCCTAGCTGAGTCCAACGCCCGCACCTTGGCGGCGATCGATACCCTCGCGCCTACGTTCCAGAAGCGGGTAAGGGGATGGGCCATGGAGATGGTCAACTCTAAGATCCCACCGCTAATCTACTGCGGCCGCCGGACGATGGAGGAGCAGACGGCACTCTACGCGATCGGGCGATCCGCCCCAGGTAAAATTGTGACCAAGGCCAGAGCAGGGGAGAGCTACCACAACTACGGCCTAGCCTTTGATTGGGTGCCTCTAAAAATATCGCCTAAGAATCCAGACCTGTACGTGGCGGATTGGAACGATGAAACCGCCTTTCGATTAGGGGAACACGTCGGCCAATCGTTTGAGCTGGCGGCAATTAGTTTTGAGACTGGCCACCTCCAAGCGGCAGAGTACGTGAGCTGGCGTGACATTCTACATAATAAAGTGGAACAACGACTCGCCGTTTTCGCCAAACCTACCTCTACCCGTCGCGTAAAAACGAGGAAGCCATGACTGAGTCGCCTGCCATCCACACACCCATGAGTCCTGAACATGAGAAACATTTACAGGGCGTGTTAAATGACCTCATTAAAGATGTTGATTTGAAGTATCGCCGTGGCCAGGCCGAGCACTCGGGGGCTATTTGGCGTCGGCCCGTATGGAAAGACGCATGGGAAGAAATTTTAGACCTAGCCGTGTATATGCACACAATGCGCCTCCAGCTTGGCGTTATCGGAGATCTAGCCTTGCAGGGAGCGTCCGACGATTCACTCGCCGCTTCTCAGAGCAGAGAAAATTGTCGTCAAATTTTAGCCGTCCTCCAGGGATTCCCGAGCGCTAAAGACAAAAAGTGAAGGTCATTAAAAAGTGGAAACGGTGGCTGGCGGTAAGCTGTAGCCACGGTCACCTCGCTAATCCAGCCGCCCTCAAGGCTGCGCTAGAAATGAAGAAGCGCTGGAAGCCGGACGTGACGATGCACCTAGGCGACTTTGTCGATCTCTCTGGCCTTATGGGCAGTGCCCGTAAAGATCCAGACTCACCCGAAAGAAGCACCTCTATACGTGAGGACTTCGATGCTGGCCTTAATTTCCTTCGAGAACTAGGCGCCAACTGGATTTTCCAAGGGAATCATGAACATAGGCTCACCGCCCTACAATACTCTCCCAGCGCCATCGTAGCGCACTGTTGCACGTCGGCACTAAGCGAGATTCACAACACCTGCAAAGACCTACGGGCGACCTACATTCCCTACGACATAGAGCAAGGTTGGCGCGAGCTGGGTGGAACGCTGTTTGGTCATGGCTACATGTTTAACGAGTCATCGGTGAGGGATCACGTGGAGATGTTGCGCAAGCCCGTAGTCTTTGGCCATTTGCACCGGGTCGATCGATCGGCTGGCAGAAGCATCGGCGCCCCGGTGGGTTGGACGATCGGATGCTTGGCGAATATCGGATCTATGCACTACGCTAGGCGGCAGCGTTCGGTTACTAGGTGGCAACACGGCGTAGCCTGGGGCGAGTTTATCGATGGAGGGCAGGGGTGCACGGTGCAAGTCCTGTCGCCAGTGGAGGGCCAATGGCGCTACCCGATCTGACGCGCGACTGGGCGCTGGCCCTGCAGGATCACGTTTCTCAACGAGTAGATCGCCCAGCGCCACCGGGCTGGCTAACCACAAAGGGCATCGCCGATCTTTTAAAAATTACTCCTCCACATGCGAGTCGCGTTTTATCTTCAATGGTAAAGGCAGGAAAAGCGGAGATGAAAAAGTTTTCTTCTCCCGTGCAGGTTCGCCATAAAAACGCGCTCACCGCCTATGGGCCTAGGCGTGCGTACACTCGGCTCACGCCTTTTTTTCGACTAATAAAAACAAATCAATCGAGTAAGAAACCTTAGT